TCATGCGCCCTCCTTCGCCATCAGCACCTCGCGAGCGCGGCGCCAGATTCGCTTGCGATCCTCTAGGCCGTTGAGGCCACCGTTGATGCGGCGGGTGATGCGGGTGAACTCGCCCCGGTCCGCCAGCTCGTTGAGCCCAGCATCCCACCAGAACCAGCCCGCCGACTGCGCCGCGTGCTCGGGTTGCTCCAGCAGTTCGGGTTCGGTCAGCAGACGCCGATCACCGAACAGCGCCAGGCTGCAGCGCAGATAGTTGGCTGCCCCGGTTATCTGGATAAGCCCCCTGCCCCGGTACTTCTTGCCGTCGCCATCCCGCTCCGGCGTATTGCCCAGGTCGACGCGCACGTCGTAGCGCTCCTGCGCAGGCGTCGGCCCCCAGATCTCGCGGGTGTAGCGCAGGTGGCCAGACTCGTGGCCGACCTGGGCTAGGAAGGCGGCCAAGCGCTGGGGCGTGTTGATCTGCCAATGTTCGCTGACGGCGTTGAGGTGAGAAACAAAAACGCCCGCAGCATGGCGGGCGTTGGGGAGGATGTGCAGCAAGCGCTGCTCAGTTAAAAGCATACGATTGTCCAAGCAGGAGAAGCCCCTAGGTGAGCGGAGTCACGACGTGGCTCAGAGTTGAGTTACAGGCAGTGATGAAATAAGGAAATTTCAGTTTTTATTACTACTCGGAGTGAGTTCTTTCTCCCAGTGCATATGCCACTTAGGATCATCCGTAGCATCCACCCAAACCAGATTCAGAAGGGCTGTGAGCGAGTTTTTCCCGCCAACAAAATGATCCCCACCCCACAAAAAAATATCTCCTGCCTTACCTCCAGAATAAGTGCCATTTATTAACTCCGCGGAGGCGATATTTCTAGCATTCAGCCTGCTTGCACCAAGAAGAATTTTGGGATCAGCACATATAACCTCCACCTTAAGGGACATTGCAAACGCAGCCACCTCTTTAAGAGTAATTGAACAGCCATGCTGCTCGGGTTCAAGCGCAATGCCCTCCAGTAACTCCTGATGTGACTTACCCTTCAGACTCTTTAAGCCATCATTTCGATACGATGGCATTTCAATAAATAAACGATTCACCACGCCAGCTTCAACCAGCCGCTTCACTAGCTCTCGCCCCTTGGGATTTGTATGATCTTCCGCTATACCTAGAGGCCCCTCCAAGATTACAGAATGAGCAGCACTAAGCTCTTTCTCTTTTGGTAGCAACGGCATATCACACCTCCTTGTGCTTTAACTGCCTTCATAACTTGCAAATGGGAGATACCAGTCTAGGCGCGCCCCCCTTAGCTACTGCTAACTGGGGCCAAACCCCATCTACCCCATCCAACGCCAAGCAAGATGATAGATCGCTTTTGACTGAATCATTAACAGGCCTACCGATCATTTAACCTTAGACTTGAGATGCTCATCATCATTCTGCGGTATTGGTTTACTTGGAGAGCCTCCGGCGAGCCCCCCCTCGCCGGTCGGTATGGGCATACGGCTAGAGTTCCGTCGTATGGCCCAGCAAAATTTTCACCCCTTGGGCCGGACGGAGTATCAAGTGGGCATCGAAGCCGTTGGCCAGAAGGTGTAGGGCTACAACGAGGAGGATTGTGTTTACACGTTGCTTCATTGAGGTATCGCTCTGTTGTTGAGTCGATGCCCACGCTATGTCACTAATTCAGATATGCAAGGGGGGCGAAATCTACCGTTCGTCGGATTTTTTCTACCATCCCAAACCGACATACGGCCCTTCTACATCCACATACCCGATCACAAGAAGACGCCGATATATCCATCAAATGCATATTGATATAAAAAACTAAACATAAGCTCAGCGCGCCAAGAGCGTTTTGTCGCTAGCACTTAACTGAACAGGTCGGCTCAGCCTCTTCTGGCCATTTCATCTTTGGCAGCATCGCCACCAGTTCATCCTGGGTTGGAATCGGCATGGTGCCTGCGAGCACTTGAGCCAGAATGTCGTGCCCAAAAGCCCAACAGACGTCGCGCCAATCTAAACCGGCCTGCGCCTCGGCCCGAAACTGATCGTTGGAGCTGGTGGCGTAAGAGCAAAGGCTGAGCATGCTGTCGTAGCTACGATGCCTAGCTACGCTGTCCATGTAGTCCTGAACAGTAGCCCTGAGCTGTTCTGTCACCTGCTCCTCAGATTCTGGGAGAGCTCTGGGCAACTTCACTTCATCTACCTCGTAGGAGAACCTGGCTACGTCGTAGCCAGAGAAGTCCGCGAGCGCCTGCAGGCTACCAGTCCACTGAGCAAAAAATTCTCCATCGCACAGAACATTCATGTCATGCACTCAACTCGTTAATGGTCGCGAATGGGGAAGTATGAAACCCAACATCAGCCACGCCTCCAAACACAGCCATACAGGCGATATGTACAGAGCTTCCAGGCACACCACATAGATTTGGCCAGGAGTTGCTATAACCCACCCCGGACTGGTTGACCATACGTATATGAACCCAACCATCAGACACCGTGATCGGCGTATTCATAGGCAAGGGAACACCGTTCTTGTAGCAATCAAACTGAAAATGAAAAGAGGAAGTCCTTGCACGAATCCAGAAGACCATGGTTGCGTACTGCTGAGCTTGGAACAATGCTCTGGTGCCGTTGGTAGTAGCCAAGTATCGAGTTACAGAATCAACTCCTACTGACCCATTGGCAGTACCAGTCCCAAATGTGTAGGTATCAACGAAGAACTCAATACCATATCGAGCCCCGCCTCCAACTCTTCCCATTGCCGCCATCAACGAGGAAACAGGCTCACTCAATGCTGGGCCTGCTCCTCCATTGGTGCTGTTGTCGCCGTAGAACTGCCCACCGGATGCGTGGAAGCCCCCATTATAGGCTGCAAGAAAGGTTGAAGAGGAAAAGGTAGAGACGTTAGGTTGCAACGGATTGATACGGCCACCGAATCTGCCGCTATCAGACATCAAATTAATGAGCGGCATCGTGTTTAAAATGGGTGCCGGCGCCCAGATCGACCATGGCTGAGCTGCATAACAGTTTCGCCGCCACTTGCGGCCAGAAGAAACACTGGTGGGCAGCTCCCAGAACTCTTGAATTACACTCTCGTTGGTGATTCCGAACGCGAGAATGGTTCCATCCTGGACTCCAGGTGGAAACGTCCCGGTATCCCCCGCCGGAAAATTGCAGTACCGTATTCCTCTGGCCGTACGATCATCAATATCCCAACGAATATTTACAGAGTCCCCCATCCACCCGCCATCCCCTGCTTTAAGAACCCTGCCTGCAGTGAGGTCAGTCACTGACGTTGTCAGATTGGCGAATGCTGCGGTCCCCAAGTCGTTCAAATACTTCTGAACCTTCTGAAAGGCGACAAGGACCGAGTCGGCCGACGTAATAGCAACGCGAGAGCTCGCCACAGAAAAGCCTGATAGCAACGCTCCAATTGCGGCTGCTCCGAAGTTACTGATCGACGATGCAGGCTGAACGCCGCTATGGGTCGAACGATCCCGCAGTTTTGCATCTGTAGTATTTGCGGTGGCGCCCTCCGCAATACCATCTAGCTTCTTTCTCATCGAAGTAGAGGCCCACCAGGCAGCAGCGGCCTGCCGCACCCGCTCGGCAGTCCAAGCCCGTCGGGTAGTTCCGGTGCCTGCCTCTGACTCGGCCTGTGAAACCGTAGCCGCCACCCAATCCCGAGCGTCGGAGAGACGCGAGTCGCGCGTGCCTACCTTGTCGTTCTCGAGAGTATCTACGCGGGTGTACAGCTCGGCTGTCATCTCATTTATGCGCTCGAAAGCATCGCGCGCACTGTCGCCGCCCTCACCTGTCGGAGAGGTGCCGAGAGGAATTTCTTGACGTGCCATAATGGTTCTCTCTGAATTGGTAACTGCTTGGCCGTGAAAGCAAAACGCCCGCAACGAGCGGGCGAGTCAGACCTTGGAGTGATCTCAAGTTTTACAGCCTCTCCACATCCACAAATACAATCGCTGGCGGCGGGTTGATGTCGTAGCGCACTCCACTACTCCCACTGTTGTTCCCGCCCTGATTACCCCATGGCAACGCGCCAATACTTGCGGTCTGCCTGATGATGCCGACCGCGTCCTTCAGGTAAACCACCTCGGTATAGGGCACGTGGTATTCGCCCATGCGGTGGTAGCCGATGAAGACCGCACAGGTGCGTCCTGCTGGGCCCTGAATCTCACGAGGGTCATACGGCCTGTATCGAGCCATGGGTAGCGGGCCAGGCACAGGCGATATCTGCAAAATCTTCATGTAGGGGAAGCTGGAGTCGTATCCTAGACTGCCGTCCGCCTTGAACACCTGCAGCCCCTCTCGCGCTTTCGGCATAGCAGATGGAGGGCTGTCGAACACATAGACCGTGATGCCGCTATCCACACCACGCAAGGTGAAATGGTGCATATCGCCGTTCAACGTAAATGCTGTTACGCAGGCTCGGCCGCCTCGGAAGGCCAGAATCGGATTGGTGGCGCGGATGCTGAAGTACCCGACGTAGTTGCTGAGGGGAACCTGGTACTTCCCGATGAAAACGAAGTTGGCGTATGCCTCGGTGATCTGGGTAGTGCCCCAATCGTTGACAATTTCGATACTGGCAAACACTTAGCGCACCCCGTAGATGATGCGTACGGGCACGGGATACTCACCCCTGCCGACAAGGTGGTAGGACCAGAAAATGGTTCGATTCTCGACCACCACGCGAGCTGTCTTGCCGCCCCGTTGGATAGACCCACGTGGCAGGCTGAAGAAAAACACCTGGCCCGGCGGGCCGCCAACCGTTCTGCTGCCATCCACGCCGCCTGTATCCACGAAGCCCAGCACCAGCCCGGTACGGTCGTCCGTATCGAGCAGTTGGCGGCCTGAGGCATCCCAGACTTGCAACCCCGCGCGCATGGCTACCCCCACAGTCCGAGTCGAATACGCCGCGTGCCGGCCGCATCGAATATTTCCAGCAAACGGTTGTTGAGCGTCATACGCCCTCCCCCAGGGGCGGCGCTACCGAAGCGCACTTCTCCTGTTTTGAAGTTGAGGCTGAGAACCGGCGTGCCGTCCGGCAGCCTGGCCTTGGATTCCAGCGTTGCCTCCAGCAACGCCTCGCGGACATCCAGCTTCCCGATGAAGGCTTCGTTGATGAAGATCTGCCCGTTCTCCACCACGAAGGGGTGCACCGTGGTGCCAGATCGCGGGTCGATGATGGCGAAGCGGCTGGCGGAGATGAGCACCTGGCTGATCATGCCGCCGGGGGTGTTCTCTACCCCGACGCCGATTCCGGCCATGTAGGTCTGGCCGTTGCGGGCGACTTCGGTCTTGATGGTGTGCATCGCCGAAAGCCGGCCGTCCGTGCTTACCTGTGCCTGGCTGACTTGCTGCACGCTGGCCGAGGCGTTGTTGGCCACGGCCTGGATGTTGTCGACGCGGCGCCCCAGGGCACCATCGGCATCGGCGCGGGCCTTGGCTTCGGCCTGCACGGTCGCCGAAGCCTGCTCGGAAGTTGCGGCTACCGAATCAATGCGCTTGCCCAGGGCGCTGTCGGCGTTGATGCGAGCATCACTCTCGGACTTCACCTGTGCAGCAACGCTGCCCGGCTTGCTAGCGGGCCCGTCCACCAGCTCAATGCGTTCAAGCAACCCTTTGGCGAGCTGGGTCTCGGAGATCTGCTCGCCGAGGTAGTCGAGAATGGGCCCGGCATCGCTGCTGGCCTGGCCTCGCTCCCAAGTAGTCCAGGCGCCGATATTGCCGGCGCGATCCACCAGGCGGGCACGGAACCAGAGCTCAGCGCCGGCTGCCAGCGGGCTGATCGTGTGTGCGCGCTGCGGGTAGGCGAAGTTGCCCAGGTGTTGGGCGTTCTGGTCGTTGGGTGCTGGACTTTGCTGCAGCTCGGTGTAGAGCGTGTCCGCAGTGCCTTCAGGGAAGCCCCAGCGCAGGCCGATGCCGAACAGCAGGCTGTCGGTGGCCAGGAAGCTGGGCACGGCTGGCGCGCCCTTCTTGCCTTCCAGATTGGTGAGCGTGCTGGTGGCAGGCAAGGAGGCGGTGCCCAGGGCATTGATGGCGCGAACGCGGGCAAGGTACTGGCCGGCGTAGATGCCGGGCACGTCCACGAACAGTTCGCCAGTGGCGGGCACACGCACCCAGTCGCGGTGGTTCCACTTCCATTCCACCTCGTAGGCCACGGCGTTGGGTGCTGCCTCCCAAGCGATGGTCATAGTGATGATCGAGATGCCCTGGTCCACTGCCAGCTGCTGGCTGATGACCACCGTTGCCGGTGGAGCCTGGACGCTGGGCGGGACGATGCTGATGGGGCGCTGATCGACTACTGCACCATGGTCCACACGCTCGAACTTGCCGGGTTCGAACTGGATGCCTTCGATCTTGAACGTTCCCCAGTCGGGCCGGGTGACGTTGTAGATGTAGAACTGCATGACGGCCAGGTCGCCGGCGTCCAGCACCCACACCGCTTCGGGCTCTGCGGGCTCGCTGTAGGCAGCCACCAGGGTGACTTTCCGGCCGTTCACGAAGCGCACCTCCCGGGCCTCGGAACGACCGCTGGGCAGGTTGCACAGCAGGCGCGAGCCGACCGGTACTTCGACGTCTCGGTCGAGGGTGATGATGCGGCCGGCGACACTGCGGATTCGCCCACCGTTGGCGCGGCCGGCGAGCAGCTCGTCACTGAGGCTGATGACCTGGCCAGGGCGAGGGATGTGGCCGTCGAGCCCGACGCTGAAGGCCACCGGCCGGATCTGCAGCTTCTCGCTCTGCAATGCCCACTCTCCTGCACGCTGGGCCTGGCCCAGGCTGGTACAACCCACCACGCCCATGCGCAGCTCGCGCAGGCCGTAGTCGGCCATGGCCTCCTCGTCCCACACCGGCTCGGGCTCGGTTTCGAAACCATTGGCGGGGTTGTCCCAGCTGACCAGGGCGAGGGAGTGGCGGTCGCGCCAGCGGGTGCCGGTGTACTTGATGGGGCCTTTGATATTGGCGCGGCTGTAGCTGAAGATCGGGTCCTGCGGCATGTCGGCGGTGACGACCATCTGCTGGCCGTCCCAGTAGCTCATGCCGTGGAAGATGGCAGCAATGTCCTGCAGCACGACATAGGCTTCGGCCTGCTGCTGCAGGTAGAGGTTGCAGGTGAAGCGCGGCTCCTTGCCGCCCTGCCCGTCCGGCACCAGCTCGTCGCAGTACTGGGCGATGCGGTACAGGGCCCAGCGGTTGACCATCTCCGGAGTGATGCGCTGGCCCAGGCCGAGGTAGGGGTTGGTGACCAGGTCGTACCAGACCCAGGCGGGGTTGTCGGTGTAGGCCACCTTGAAAGTGCCATCCCATACGCCGCCAGAGGTACCGGGACCGGTGGTGGCGTACAGGCGCAGCACCGGGTCGTAGTTGGCAGGCACCTGGATCAGTGCGCCGCGCATCAGTACCGAAACCTTGGGCGTGCGCCCGGCGAACTGCACCGCGTCGAACTCGATGGCGCCCACAGCGGTGAGCGGGTAGGTCAGATCCGCATCCACCACTTCGGTCATGGACTCGACGTACATGGAATCGGAAATCAGCGAGCTGAACTGGTTGTCGGTGAGGCGCCGCACGCGCACCGTCCAGCGGCTGCCAGCGGGCAGTTCGATACGGTGGCTGCGCTCGTAGCGCGTGGTGTTCTTGCGGTTGACCTCGCTTTCCAGCGCCGTGACGAAGGGCCCGCCATCGGTTGCCACGTCTACGGCATAAGCGATGCGCCAGCCGTTGATGTTGCCGGCACTGTCCTGGCTCTGCAGGTGCGGCCAGGACAGGCGCAAACGGATTGCGTCGAGATCCGGCGTATGGATCGAGCGCAGCCAGGGCGTGCCCGAACGCAGTTCAACGCCGATGGCGAACTCGTTGTTGATCTCGGGGAAGCCCACCAGCGGCTCTTGATGCAGGGCGCCGGGGCGGAACTGCCACTTCACATCCGGGTAGTTGAGGGTGCCGTCCTCGGCCATCACGGGCGTGCCATCGAGCATCACCGAGCGCAAACCTTCCACCGGGCCGACGATCTCGCCCCAGCTGTAGAAGTAGAGCAGCTTGGCCACAGCCACCGAGGGCGTGCTGTCGCGGGCGATGGAGGGTTGGCGCTGCTTTGGCTTGCCGCCTTTGGCGCCGGCGGCGGATGCTGGGGACGCGGTCATGGGGATTCCTGCGGACATAAAAAAACCCGCACTAGGCGGGCTGGATGAGTAGTGAATCGTGAGGCTTACGACTCTTTACAGAACAGTCGAAGCGATAACATCATTGAGACATTACTCACCATGGAGGGCGAACCGTTGGACTCATTCTTTGCAGCTGAACAATGGGTTGGAGGGCTCATTGGAGCAATTGTTGCTGCGATGCTCAGTGCTGCTTACCGCTTGTGCTCCAAACACTTTCCAAGGTTGTTGAAGTCAACATCAGCTGGTGTCAGGAAATTTGGCAGAAGGCGGATTCGATCCAGGCTTCTCAAGATCAAAGCCAAGAGATTCGATTCGCTGAAAATCACACGCGAGATCGTAAAAACATACGCCTACTTGACGCTCTTCTGGCTCACTGCATCGGTCTGGGTAATTGTGATTCTGCTTGGTGTTATTCGCCCGCAACAGATGATCTTTGCTGCGCCGATCATTCTATTTTTTGAAATTGCTTGGCTCACAAAATCTCAATTCGTCGATGAACTGCTGAAGTCCAACTATCGGATACGCACTAACTTTCGCAAGGCTGAAAGACTGCTTCGCCTGAAAAAAACACGTGAGAATGAGCTTTTCACTGCGCTGGTGGAGCAGTACGGGAGTAACGGCTTTTATGAGCTTCACTTTGCAGACAATAGTACCGAGTCAGGAGTTGTATGGCACTGGAGGTCTGAGCATGGATACCCGCATCAATTCAGCTGTGTAGGTGGCTACGACTTCAACTATTTGTTCGATAAAACGGAAGGTAAGAAGTCTCCGTCGTTCAAGAGTACAACTCTTACACCCCCCGAACTCCCGCCCTTTGAGCGTGAAAAACCGAAAGCTACAGATAAGTCTGTCATCTGACCTTCAAACCTGATCCTGCGCATAAATCCCCGCACTCCCCACGGCCCCACCAATCTCGCGCTCCCCATAGAGCCGGGGCCATGGGTTGCCTTGGGCGATGGTGGTAACCGCGCCGCCGAAGCCGTAGCTGGCGGCGTTGCCCTCCTCCTCCCGCCCCCGCACCTGTCCCTGGGTGGGTGAAAGCATTTGCATAACGCCACCAATGGCGAGCCCAGCGCCTGCGCCCAGCAGCGCCATACCGGCGGCGGTGCTGGTACCGCCAGTGACGACTCCGGCCACGATGAGCACTACGCCGACGATGACCTGAAACAGGCCGCCCCGCTTGCTGCCGGCAACGATGGGGGCAATGCGGATGTCGGTGTCGTCCGCGCCCCGCAGAGTGAGGTCGTGCTCGCCTAGGTTGCGTTTGCCGGCAAAGACGGCGAACACCAGGCCGCGTTCCTCCGCTGTGGCGATAAAGCGCTCGAACCCGGGTAGCAACTGGCAGAGCGCCTGAATGGCGTCAGCGGGGCTGGCGACGTCGAGTCGGTATTCACGGCCGAACCGTTGGCGCAGTACGCCGTAGAGTTTGATGGTACGCATCATGCCGAGTAGTCCTTGTGGCGGAGGATCAGCCGTACGCGCTGGCTGAGGGAGTGGCCGAACACATCGCGACGCGAGGCGTTGCCGTACAGGTGGTGGTAGATGAAGGGGCCGGAACCACCCAGCGGCGCTGCCGGTTCGCTGCTGAAGCTGGGATCGTCGCCCAGGTAGATGGCGCCGTGGTTGGGAAAATGACAGGGGCGCCCCGGGCTGGGGATCTGCAGCACCAGCAGGTCGCCACGCCGAGGCTGCTCGACCCGATCGAAGCCGCAGGCCGTGTAATTGTCTTCGTAGAAGCTGGGGCTTGCAGGGTTTTCCCACCAGAGGTCAGGCCGCTGGAAGTCCGGGAGCTGAATGCCGGCTTCGCGGCCGTACCAGTCGCGGCAGGCAGCCCAACAGTCGAGCACCCCGTGGCCGAAATCGCGCCCCAGCAAGGGTGCAGTGAAGCCCCGTGGCTTGATCCATTCCATGTCCCCACCCGGCCAGCTGACGATGCCCCAGGGCAGGCCGTGAAGCTCACAGGCCACACGGTCGACCATGCTGGCGGTGGCGGCTGCATCGGGGTGGCTGTGGATGATGGCGAGTACTCGGCCACGATCTTCAACCTCGGCCCAGTCGGCCGGGTCGATGACGAAGTGTTCGCTGGGCGTGCTGGCGATGTTGCTGCAGGGCACGTACTCGCGCCGTTTGGCATTGCGGATGAGCAACCCGCAGGCTTCGCGCGGGTGCTCGCGTTCGGCGTGCTCGCGGATAGCAGCACGCAGGTGCTTGTTGATGATCATGGTCTACCTCGAACTGTGCAGCAGGCTGGAGGCCAGGGCGCCGCCGAAGCGGGCGGTGTTGCGACGCAGCTTGCAGGCGCGCCAGTCGCCCCGGCAGCGGTCTAGGGCTGGGTTGTCGGTAGGTTCGTTGAGCTTGGTGAAATAGGCCGTGCCCAGGTAGTTGCAGGCTTCGCCGCGGTACTGCCCCATGTGCGCCCAGCGGCAGCGGCTGGTGATCTGCTGGAGCGGCAGGCGGATGCCCTGTAGGTCGGTCGGGGCGGAGAGTTCGAACTGCACGCGCTGCTCGTCCTCGTCCACCTTCTGCTCGATGTACCAGATGCTGATGCGCTCCTGGTGCGCCGCCTCAGGGTTGCCACCCTCGAAGTTTGCTGCGTCCAGATAGTGGGCGAAGGTCTCGCGGTAGGTGACTTTGGCGCCGGCCAGGTCGCGCAGTGCCAGGCAAAGAGCAGAGACCGCGCCCTGCACACCGTCGATGTTGTTGCCGATGCTGAGGGTGGGGGCCGCCTGACGCCCCTCCCCACGCAGGTCGAAACCTTGGGCATCGATGCTGATGGCGTTGTAGGTATGCCCCTGCCAGATGATGGGCACAGCGTGCTTGAGCCCACGGAGGGCCGAGCGACCACTGCCGGCGAGCCTGAACTGATCTCCGCCCTTCCAGCGCAGGGAGCCTGCAAACAATACGTTCTCGTCAGCTTGCAAACGATCCGGTTGCAGCGCAATTGCATGCCCGTGGAAGCGAAGAATCTCGCCCCCCATCGATGTGCAATCAACTTCAAACAGGCGCACCTGGCTGCCCGGTTGCAGGCGCTGGATATCGGCGCTGAACACAGCCACGCGGGCATCGCCACCTCTTTCAATATTCATGCTTTGCCTCAGGGGTGAAAGGTTTGTTCGAAGGTCCAGCTCAGGTTGAACACGCCGTTGCCCTGGGCGCGGGTGCGGTAGCCGTTGGCCACGAAGAGCCCAGGCTCGCCACCGGGTGGCGTCCAGATGAAGCTGCGCCAGCCCTGGTGGCGGTCGAGAAAGTCCCGCACCGGGGCGATGTCGCGGCCGCGCCCGAATGAGCCGATGACGGATACCGACCACTGCTGCGATTGGCTGTTGAGGCCAACACCGACGCGTTGCACATAGCCATCGCCAAAGCGGTTTTCCAGCACCGCCTGGCGCACCTCGCCACTGGCGCCGACCAGGATGGGAAAGTCGAAGGTTTCCATCAGCGGCGCTCCCGGTTGCGGTCCAGCAGCCCGCCCTGACGTTGCTCCATTTGGATGGAGCGGCGCACGGCCTCGTCCACCAGTTGGCCCAGGTGCTGGCCCATGCGTTCGTACTCCTGTGGCGCCATGGTGTCGGTGCTGGTGTTGCCGTCGCTGTCCACGTGGACGGTCACCTGCACAACGGGGGCGCCAGTGGGTTTGTCGATTGCCTCGCGGCTGGCGAGGAAGTCCTTGAGGTCGGCGTTGGTGCGGGCGTCCACCACCCGCTCGCCACGATCAAGCAGCCAGGTGCCCTCTCGCGGGATTTCGTCGAGGCCGTCGTGGGCCATGCCCGAGAGGTTGATGGAGCCGATGCTGGCGGCCTGGGCCAGCTGCGCGGCAGCAGCGGCCGTGCCCGCCACCGGCGCCAGAACAGGGCCAACGACGGGAATGCCGACTACTGCGGCGTAGGCCTCCGAGTAGGCCTTGGGCACGTTGATCATGGCCTTGGCCATGGCGTAGCCCTTCTCGATGGCGAACATGGCCTTGTACAGCGAGGACTGCTCACCGAAGAACGCCTTGGACAAGCCGGCAAGCCCACCGAAGAAGGCTTCGCCGGCCGCCATGCGGGCGCGCTGGCGGGCCTGCTCGATCTCGTCCAGACGCGCTTCGTGCTGGGCCTTCACGGCCTGCTCCTGGGCGTCCCATTGCTCGGTCATGTCGGCACGCTCAGCCCTGAACTGCTCCAGCATGTTCAACTGAGTGGCGTACCAGCGCGCCAGCTCCTGTTCGGCCTCGTCGAGCTTGTCCAGCTCGCCCATGGGGCCGCCGATTTCGGGAGCGAGGCCACCGAACTGCGGTGCGTCGGTGACCACGGCGGCGGCGATGCGGCCGGCCTGCTGTTCGCGCTCATCAGCGCTGATATCACGTATGGCGTCGAGTACGGCGAGGCGTGCGCGGGCCTGCTCCGTGAGCTTTTCCTCGTCGGTGAGCAGCTCGGCCACCAGGCGGCGGTAATCCTCCTGCACCTTGCGTTGCTGCTCGAAGGCACTGATCTGTTCCAGCGCGGCCGAGGCTTGGGCCAGTTGGGCTTCGGTAGCACCTTCGACGGCGAGGCGGTAGAGCCTCTCCTCATCCGCCGCCATGCCCAGGGTGCGAGCCTGCAGGCTGAGCTGATCGACCTGTTTCTGCAGCGCTTCATGCAGCCGCTGCGCGGCGCGCAGGGCTTGTTCGTCCACTTGGGTGATGGCGTCAGCAGCGAGGCCTGCGCTGGTGGTGAGGTTGCCCAGCAGGCCATCGAGGACCTGGGTGTGCTGCTCGACGGCTGAACCGTCCACGGGTCGCTCTAGGATCTCGTCGATCCGTGTGGCGTATTTCTCGGAGGTTTCGGCGAGGTCTTCGCCGGCTGCCTCCATGACTTCGCGGGTCTGGTTCCAGTTGCTGATCAGGCCGCGGCTGATGGCAGCCGGGGCCGTCTGCAGGCTGAGGTATTCCCACCAGTGGGTGCCCTGGGTGGCCGTTTCGGTGATAGCGGCAACGGCACCTGCAGACTTGCCCGCCAGCTCGAAGGCGGCCTTGGCACCCACGCCGGCGGCATGCACCCAGTGCACGAACTCGGCAAGCTTGGCGGTGGCGGTGGCTACCTCGGTGGCGACATCTGCCACGCCGGCGATGAAGTCGGCGAAGGCAACCTGGGTTTCCTCCGACGAGAGCACGTCGTTGAGGCGTTCCACCGCATCTCTCGCGGCTTCCATGCTGGCTTCATCGCCGGTCAGCAGGCCGTCGATGGTGTTGCGCAGCGCGCTGAGGGCGCCGCCGTAGGTGTCACGCGCTGCACGCGAGGCGCCGGCATAGGACTCTTCCAGCGCTTCGAGCACGATGGCCTGGGCTTCGGCCGTGCGACCGGTGGCTTCCAGATGCTCGGCGAGGCGCTTCTGCTCGGCGGTGAAACGGAAGCCCTGGCGGCTGAGGGAGGTCAGGCCTTGGGATGGTACGTCCAGTGCGCGGCCTACCATCTCGGCGGCGGCACTGACGGACATGCCGGTGCGGGTGGCCATGTCCATGCTGGCCTGCATGGCGCGTGTGAACTCGTTGCCCACCACGCCACTGAAGGCGAGCAAGGTGGTTTGCGCCTGGTTGATCTCGTTGGTGCTGTAGATGCTGACGCCGGCCAGGGAGGCGGCCATGGCGTTGAGCTGAGCACGGTTGAAGCCGGCCGCCTCGCCGGTGGAAACCAACACGGCGGCGAGCTGGGCCTGCTCCTGCTCCAGGGCGCGGGTGTTGTCGATCACGCTGCGCATGACCGAGAGCGCCGAGAAGCCAGCGGCCACGCCGGCGGCGATCTTGGTGAGTTCGCCCCAGGCGACGGCCGCGCCCTTGGCGGACTGACGCATGCGCTTGGCGTTCTTTTCGGCATTGCGCGCGGCCTGATCCATGGGCCCGGTGAAGCCGCCGATACGGGCGATCAGGTCCAGGGTCAGCTGGCCGAGGGATCGGGTCGCCATGAATCACTCCGGTTGTGGGCGGTCAGGCCCAGGTGGCCATGGCCTGCTCCAGGGTCAGCTCGGGTGCCTGCTCGTGGGGCATGAAGTCATAGAGGCTGTAGCCACCCCTGCCGTGGGTGTTGGCGTGCAGGGAAGCGAGGAGCGCGGTACCGCGCTCGATGCGCATGCCGGGGTGCAGGGAGCCGCGCTTGCTGCGGAACCGCGCCCAGCTGAGGAACTCGCGGTAGCTGAGCCGCTGCTGGGCTTCGGCTATGGTCCGCCCGCCGATGCCGTTGAGCACCAGCTCGTGCCAGAGCTCGTCTAGCTCGCTGAGCGCGTGGTCTTTCCCAACTGGTTCACTTCACCGATAACCACCAGCAGGGCCAACGTCAGTTGGTCGTTGAGCGGCCCGCGCTCGGGGTTGGCATCGCCGGTGATGTCGCCCACGGTGAACACCGGCTTGCCTTCGGCGTTGCAGATGCTGGCGGCGATACGTGCGGCCACGGGGTCGCTGTTGTCGCGGCCGGCACGCAGGTCGGTGACGGTAGTGAGGTAGGACAGCGGCCGCACGAAGACGGTAATGCGGTGCTCGGCCACCCCCTGGCGCCAGGTGATCTCACGCTGCACCAGGGCGCCGGTGAAGGCGCCCATGCTTTCGAGGTTGTCGATGGACAAAGGCATGGCTTAGGTCTTCCCCTTTCTGATCCAGGCGGAGCCGCCGCTGCGCTGGATGGTGGCGGCAGTGGTGACGACGGCGTTGGCGGCGAAGTCGAACGGGAAGTCACTGACGTACCCGTCGAACACGAACCAGGTGCGGGTGTTGGGCAGCTCGAAATCATCGCCCTTGGCGTTGAGCTTGGGCGCTACGTCCTTGCCATCGGACCAGCCCACCGCCCAGGCGAGGCTTTCGATGCTGTCGTCCTCGGACAACTCATGCAGACGCACGTGGGAGGCGATGCGCGGGTCGGCGTTGATCGTCAGCGAGGCCTGCCCCGGGGTACGCAGCCCGCGCATGTAGCTGCGCACGCTTTCGTCCAGGGTGGTGGTTTCGATCTGGTCGGCCGGGTTGCCGCCAGGGCTGAAGGCGGTAACACCTTTCACCTCCATCACTTCGAGTTTGTCGGGCGCGGCAGTGCTGGGCACCAGCACATAGAGCTGGGTGCCCTGGGACAGGATGGACATGGGTCTTCCTCGTTGTTGCGGGTATGGGGCTAGCGGGGCGTCCACCAGTCGAGGTCGAAGCTCAGGCGGTAGTCGCCGGTGTTCGGCTCGCGCATCTCCCCACCCCAGCGGGTGATGCAGGCTTCGGTCTCGATGGCATTGCGCAGTGCTCGCCCTACGGCGCGGGCGCTGGCTGCGCTGGGGGCGTATACGTCCACCTGCAGGGCGAAGCTGTCGATATCCGGCGAGCCGGCCAGGAACTGCTCGGGTGCGCCCCCGATGAGTTGCCACACGGCGTAGGGGAGCTGCACGCTTTCCGGTGCCTCACCGAATGGGTAGAGCCGTGTGGGCATGCTGCCCAGCAGCGCGACCACCTCTGCGCTGCGCGCGCAGGTGCGGAAGATGGGTGGCATCAGTTGCTCCTTGCGGCACGTTTGGCAGCGCGCTTGATGGCACGGTCAATGGATTTCTCGTACTCGCTGAGGAAGGTGCCGGTGGCGGCCTGGATGTTCTCGGCGAGCGAACGGCGCATGAAGCCTTCGGCACGGATATGCCGGGTGCCGAACTCAAGGAAGCGCCAGTAGAAGGTGTTGCCACCCGGGTTGCCGCTGTCGCCGTCCACCTGATACTCCCGTGACGGGCGACCGCGCCGGGTGTGGTAGTTGTTGGCCTGCTTGGCGCCACCCAGGACGCCGACCCGGAAGGCCAGGTCACCGGTGCGCCGATGGCGGCGCCTGTCCCAGCGCACTGCGATGTTGGCGGCGATGCTCTGCCGGGTTTCGGGGTCGTCCAGCTTGCGGGCGTTGTTGCGCGCGGCTTCGGCCACCAGCCGCGCGGCACGGCGCAGTGCAGAGCGCCCACTGCGCCGCTTGAGGTCGTCGCTGACGGCATCCAGCTTGCCCAGCAGGCTGTCGATGCCCCCCAGGGTGAATTCGATATCAGCCATGGTTCACTCCCTCGGATGCGGGCAGGGTCAGGTACTCGCGACCGCTCCTGGCATCCGGCAGCACGCCGTGGATGTTGTAGAGGCGGCCACTATGGTTGATGCGCATGGCGGCGGTGACGCCTTCGCGGTAACGGATGGTGATGCGCGCGGTAACTTCGCTCTGCACCGCCTGGGCGGCGATGAAGTCGCGGGCGGAGAGCGGTTCGATGCGGGCCCAGACCCGCGCCCATTCCACCCAGGTGGTGCGCATGGCGCCGGTTTCCGGGTCCTGCTCGTGCTGCGGCGCCTCGATCACCACCTGGTGGCGAAGGGTGCCGGCGCGCATCAGGAGACTTCGCGCATGGACGAGCCGTCCATGTAGGTGCGCGGGGGCGCTTCGCTGCCCTCCTCCTCCAGCAGGACTTCCAGCAATTGGTTGTTGCTGGTTACCAGCCGGTCGATGGCGTCCGCCTGGGCCTGCAGGGTTTCGGTGAGGTTCTGCATCAGTTCGTACAGGTAGCTGTTCATGCGGTCTCCGGATCAGAACCTGGGCGGCAGGGTGATGTCGGCCAGCAGGCTGTCGAGGAAGGAACTGGGCAACGGTTGCAGTTGAGCGCCGGTGACCAGGGTTTCGCGGTATTCGAAGGCGGTGGCGGCGTTCATCAGCAGCCAGTTGCGCACGCCGGGGTGGGCATCCAGATCCACCCCGGCGCGATAGCGGATGCGCAATCGGCCTGGCGGGCGTCCACCGGGGAACTCCAGCTTGCTTTCGCGCATGCCCTGGTAGAGCAGGTGCGAGTCATCCAAGGCCTGCAGCTGGCCGTCTGCATGAACACGTTCGATGTGCTCGATGGTGTGGGCCTGGCCTATGTCGAGCGAGCGACCCGCGTGGTAGTGCACAGGCCAGTCCTCCTCATAGCGGGCTTCGCGGATGGCTGCGCCGGTGAGGGCTTCGCACTGAGCGGTGACGCCGGGGATGATGACCTGCTCGATCAGCTCGGTTTGCAGGTCACTGGGCTCCAGGCGGCACTGCTGCGCCACCTGGGCCAGGGTGAGCACCGGCTCGCCGAGGTAGGCGATGCGGCGCGCCATCAGCTTTGCTCGGCGCTGGCCTTGGGTGCCTTGCCCGGCGGGAAGGCGATGCCGGCCTTCTCCAGGGCCTTGGCGGTTTCAGCGTCGAAGCCGGCCGTCTCTTTCGGCGCGTAGCCACGCCAGGGCTTTACGAATTGGACGATCTCTTTCTTTTCCATGGTGCTTCCTCGGGGTGAGAGTTCGGGGCGCTACGTCAGAGCTCAACGCCCCAGCGCACGCCGGTGCCGATGGCGACGGATTCGATGTGACGCGGGCCGAAGTCATGCTTGGCGATGACGCGGATGAGGGTCTGGTTGCGCTGGAAGGCGCTAACGACTTCACCGTCGGCGTTCTTGTAAGTCGCTTCGCTGGAGAAGTTGATGACCAGGCCGTCGCCTTCGCCGATGTAGCAGTCGCCGAAGTCCACGAAGTGGATTTCCGACTCTTCGCCCTTGTCGCCGAGGTTGATGGGGATCTGGGTGGTGATGCCCACCGGGTAGCCCTTGAGCATCTTCTGGTCCAGCTCCGGGTAGACCTTGTTGCCGTTGCCGTCGCGCAGGGAGGCTAGCCAGCGGCGGGTGCGCGGTGCCATGACCCACCCGGGGCTGGCCATATGGGCGTTGGCGCCCTCCAGGCGCAGTAGGATGGCGGAGAGGAAGAATTCGACGCTCTGCAGGTCGTCTTTCAACGGGGCGGGGACTAGGTTGCCGGGATGCGCCCAGAACCGGGTGCCCTTGGGAAGAACATCACTGCCTGGGCTGCGAAGGAAGTGAAGGTCTTCAGCCAGGCTGGTGCTCTCGGTCAAGTCGAGCACCACATGTTCGTCCACTCGCGGGCTGACACCGGCATAGGCAATCAGGTCGTTGGCGATGGGGACGATGGCTGCCAGCGTCTTTGCGGACAGCTTGAGGTCCGCGAACTCCATACCGGTCACGGGGATGTCGGTGTCGGCACCGATGTACTGCACGGTGGTGCCCTTGCGGATACGTGGCAGCGTGAGGTTGCCGTTGTTCAGCGGCAGCGTGCGGCAGCCCATGGCGCGGACGACGGACTTGGGCCTGAGCAGCTCGATCAGCTCGGTGCTGAAATTCTCCGGCACCAACACGCCGCCAGCGCCCGGGGTGACGGTGTTGAGGGCCATGGCGACGTCGGCGCCAAAGCCCCCCTCCTTGGCCATTTGCGCAGCCATCTGCTGGTTGCCTTGAGTGGCTGCGAGCAGGCGCACCATCTGTGCGACCTTGGCACCTGCGACCGGCTTGGGCGAGTGCGGCCCCTCGATGGTGCCGGGCGGGCTCTGGATGCCCTGGGCGCCCTCTTCCACCGGTACGGCGGAAGCAGCGGCGGCACGCTCGGCCACTTCGGCACGGGCGATGCGGTCGGTGAGTGCGGTGATCTGGCCTTCCAGTTCGGTGAAGCGGGTGAGCTGCTCCTCATTCAGCGTCTCGGTCGCATCCAGCTTGGCCAGGGCCTGCAGCTCGTCATTGAGCTGGGCGCGTTCGCTGCGCAGTTTGAGTACTTGGGACATGGTGCCTCCTGGGCATGAAAAAGCCCGCACTGGGCGGGCTTGGGTGACTGCCGCGAACGCGGTCAGATCAACGTCTGGATGTTGAGGGCAGCGGCGCGCACGGCGAGCTTGCGGCCCTGTCGCTCGGCACGGCTGCTGGCGACGGCACGGGCGATGCCGTCGAGCGCGTCCTGCGGGGCCTGCAGGCGGTCGGCGAGCCCGGCATCGATACCGGCCTGGCCGCTGTAGGTGCGTGCTTCGGTTGCCCGTACCTGGGTGGTGGTGAGGCCGCGGTAGTCGGCCACCGCGTCGACAAAGTGCCCGTAGCTTTCCTGCACCAGCTCATTGAGCAGTTGCAGGGACTGCTCGCTGATGGGTTCGTGAGGGGTGAGGTCGTTCTTGTGGGCGCCGGCATAGACGGTGGTGACGGTCACGCCGATGCGCTCCTCCAGCCGCGACCTGTCGAGGTGGCTGGCGATGACGCCGATGGAGCCGACGCCGGAGGTCTGGCTGACCACCAGCTCGCTGCAGGCGCTGCCGATGAGGTAGCCGCCGCTGAAGGCCATGAAGTTGACGATACCGGTGATGGGTTTCTGCTGAGCCATGGCGCGGATGCTGGCGGCCAGTTCGAACGCGCCTGTGGCGGCGCCACCGGGGGTGTCGATATCCAGCACGATGCGCTCGACCACCGGGTCGGTCACGGCCTGTTGGATGGATGCGCGCAGCCCCTCGTAGCTGGTCATGGTTTCGCAGGGGTTCATGTGCCCGCCCCGGCTGACCAGGATGCCGTGCACGGGGATGACTTCGATGCCGGTCTGGGCGACGCGGGTGCGGCGGCGCTCTTCAATGCGTTCGAGGTGGGCACCGTGGTCGTCGTCATCCTTCCAGAGGCCGAGTGCACCAGGCGGGCCGACGTTGACGATGTTGAGGTTCATGGTCTGATTGGCCCAGCGCACGCCCAGATCGAGCACGTCGGGCGTTACCAGCTGTGGCTGGTTGAACAGCAGGCTGGACGCCCGCAGGTATCGTTTCACTGTGCAAGCATCCTTTCGATCTGGCGTTGCTGCAGCTCCAGCTGCGCGCGTACGCCGGGGCTGTTGAGGTCGGGCATGCCCTTGGTGGAGTCGATCATGTTGAGCGGTTGCAGGTAGATCTCGCCGGCCGGGATGGGCGGTAGGTTCTCCAGCCGGCGGATGTCGTTGACCGAAAGCCAGCCCCATTGGCGGCCAATGGCGTAGGCCTCGTAGCGGCTCTTCTGGTCGCCCCGCAGCAGACCGGAGATGTTGAATTCGATGAAGTACTCGCGCCTGTCCTTGGGCAAGAGCAGGTCGCGCATCTTGGCCTGCTCGTGGCGCTTCACCCAGGGCAGCAGGGCGAAGACCACGTAGTGGATGAGCAGTTGTTCCAGGGTGTTGTAGTTGGACTTCTCCAGGTCGTTGACCATGGGCAGCGGGATCTTGTAGATCCGCGCGACGTCGGTACCGGTGACCTTGAGGATGCCCAGGACCTCGGCGTCGACGTTGCTCATGGACATGGGCTTGAAGGTCATGCCCTCTTGCAGCAGGGCGACCTTCTTGACGTTGTCCATGCCGCCGTACTTCTGCGCCCACTGCTCGGTGATGCTGTTGATGCTCGCCTGGTCTTTGATCGGCGGCGCTTCACGCGGGCGTTCGATAACGCCGGAGATAGCGACGCCGTTGGCGAAGCTTTTGCCGGTGTACTGGCGCACGGCCTGGGCGAGGCCGATGGCGTCGGCATGCAGCTCGATGGGCGAGAGGCCGCGGTAGTAGTTGCGGCTGTGCCAGCGCACGTGGTGGATCTGCCGCATGGGCAGGCGCTCGGGGTGGGCGCCGACCTGGTAGTACGGCAGCAGATCACTGCCCTTGAATACGCCGACGCGCTCCGGGTCCAGCGGCCAGATGGCGGTGACGTTGCCGTCGTCGCGCCGCTCCAGCAGCCCATAGCTGTTGCCGTGCAAGCCGAGTGCGAGCTGCTCGGCCTCGCGCAGTTCATAGGGGGTCTGAAAGCCGTTGGGTTGGTATCTCAGGACGTCGTACAGCGGGTGGTTGGTGGCCGCCTTGCGCTGGCCATCCCCGTAGCGCTGGAAGACTTCCAACGGCAACTGGCCGATGCTTTCGGCGAGCAGGCTGACGCAGTTCTGTAGGACGGGCAGTGCGAGCGCGCTATCTGGCGTGACGGTGATGCCGGTGCTGTTGCGCGAGCCGCCGAGGAACCTGCGCCAGAAGTCGCTGCCGCTGTCGGTTAGGTTGCCACTGCCGAGCAGGTTGGCGAAGAACATGCTCAGCCTCGCTTGCGGAACTGTTGGATGGCACCGGCGCGGTCGGCCAGCCAGGCCCAGGCGAGCAGGCCGAGCCCGGCGATGATCATGGCGCTGGGCCTGTGCATCTGCTCGACGCCGGCCACCAGCAGGCCGAAGCCGGACAGCCCGGTGAGCCAGGAGAGGATCTGCAATTTCATATTCCGACCCCTTGGTCGTAGATGGAGGCGCCGTGGCGTGCCTCCGGGTTCAGCGACATGAGCGTTACGGCGTTGAAAGTGGCCATCAACGGGTCAATTTTCCCGGTGCCGCTGGCCTGCTTGGTGATAAGGATGGAGTTACCGCGTGGCTCTACCCGCGCGTTGCCGCAACACCAGGCCATCAGGGGTTGGCCGCCGTGAGTCAGCGCCCCTTCGGCAAGCTTGCGTTCGGTGGTCTTGATGGCGCCGCCGAGCCTCCAACCCTGGGAGATGCCGATGACCTGCTCCTCGGGCACGCCGGCTTCGACCAAGGCGTCGAGAACGGCGCCGATGCCAGCGGGGTCGACGCCCACCTGGTCGAGCAATCCGGCGTGGTACACCTGGGCGACCAGCCCGGCGACCTCGCTGACGTCTTCGCCGATGTGCTCGACGATGGTGAGGTGGCCATCGCGCTCGAAGTCACGGAAGCGCGGCGCTTCGCTCTTGCGACGCTCCAGCACCGAGGGGTGCGCCCAGGCGTGGGTCCAGAGCAGCCATTTGCGGGTGTGTATCTCGCGCCCCAGGGCGGCGACGCCGAGCAGGTCGTCCAGGCCGCCGCCGTCGATGCCGAAGTCGATGACTTCGCAGCGCTCTATCAGGTCTTCCAGGGTGAGGCCGGTTTCGACGCCCTGGGCTTCCCAGTACTCGGCGCCGGCCCAGCGGTCGGAGCGCAGCGCGAGTCCGATCTCGACGTTGAGGTGCTTGGCGAAGAATCCGCGCAGTGACTCTTCGCCGCCCTCCTCGGCTTTGCGGAATTCGCGCTGGAGGAAGGCTTCATCCACCGATGCGCCGAGGTTGGGGTTGGTGATGTGGAAGTTCGCCGGGTTACGGTGCTCGTTGGCCTTGAGCATGCGTCTGGGAAACTCGTAGATCACCGGCAGCAAGTTGGGGTCGTCGATACGACCGTCCCGCACACCGCGCGCGTACTGCAGCTTTTGCCGAAATACTCCGGCGGGCGGTTCGTCCGATTGGGTGGAGAGGAAGATGACGAACCCTTCCGGGCGCGATGCCAAGCCACCGCAGGCTTCGCGCAGCATGTTCTCGGCGTTGGGCTGCTTGCCGAAGAGCCAGAGCTCGTCGATCAGCACGCCCGTTGCCTTCTTGCCACCCACTGTCTCGCTGTCGGCGGCGATGACCTTGAGCGTCGCACCGGTGACGCGATGGGTGATGGTGCGGATGTGTTCCTGCACGTGGAGCAGGTCGGCCAGCTCGTCGTCCGCCTTGATCATGTCCCGGGCGGGGTGAAAGCTGTTGTTCGCCACCTCGATGGTCGGGGCAAGAATCAGGAACTCTGCCGAGTGCCGCCAGTTGACGATCAACGCGGTGAGCATGATCCCGGCAGCGGTGGTCGATTTGGAGTTCTTCTTGCTGATGAGCAGGAAGAACTCGTTGATCAGTCGCCGGCCGGCCTCCTCGTCGTAGGCACCGAAGACGGCGCCGACGAAGTTCATCACCCAAGGCAGGCTGACTTCACCCATGGTCGGGCTGCCGGGCATGTCGACAATGCGCAGCTCGCGGAACACATCCAGCGATTGCTCGGCGACATGCGGGAACAGCGGCGGGATCGGGACGAGGCTCTGGCGGTTGACGATCCGCGCTTCCCAGTCAGGGCAAGCCGTCGTCCACTGCATTCATCACCTCGTGATCGGCACCACCTTGTTCGGTGCGGCGCCCTGGCCAAAGCGGCCGGTTGCGGCACTCTTCGCTGCGTCAGCTCTGCCTGCCTTCTTGCCGGCCTCCCCCTTACGCACATGCACGTAGGGCATTAGGGCTTTGGCGGCGTCGACGCGCAGCTTGGTATCGACTGCGTCGTCGTTCATGACGTCGATCAGGTAGGCCTGAGGATCGTCCTCAACCGAAGGCCTCGGGGGTTTAACATCTGGGGCCTCGGTGTTAACGGCGACGGTTTCGGGTTTCGCACGTCGGGCGAGCTCGGCGAGCACGTCCGCGTCCTTCGCCAGCCGAGAGCCCGCAGGCCCCGCTGTCGCTGGGCTGTAGCCGGCTTCGATAGCCGCTTCTTTATTGCTCGCGCCGCGCCCAAGAGCGTCGACGAAGCGCCGCTTCCTGGGTGTTAAAGCCATTAACATTTCCTCCAGGGCCGATAAAATCTGTGCGTGAGTCAGGGGGCGGTCTAGCAAGGCGAAAGGTCTGGAAATTTTTCACCCCCCTACCCCTCCTGATTCGCCTCATCGCGCTGCTTGTCAGCCGAGTGGCACGGCGCGCAAAGCGACTGCCAGTTCTCACGATCCCAGAACAACTCCTGATCCCCGCGATGCGCCACGATGTGGTCAACCACAGTGGCCGCTGTCAGCAGCCCCTTGCGCTTGCAGTACACGCACAGTGGGTTGGCCCGCAGGTACTGCTCGCGTGCCTGCTGCCAGGCGTAGTTGTAACCACGTTGGGTCGACGTTTTGCCCTGGCGCCATGAGCTTGGCTGCACGGTGGGCACGCGCCCGCCTCGCTGCATGGAGACCCGTGGGCGCAGCGTCCTGATACTTGCCACGTCACTTCCTCGGCAGCTTGATATCGAAGAAGCGGCTCGCGATCTCGCGGATCTTCTCCACGCCCAGGAACCCCACCCAGCCACCCACGAAGGTGGACATGGAGATGGGTATGTTCAGCCACTCCAGCGCGCTGCACAGCGTCAGCGTCAGGCCACCGCAGAGCGCGCCCTCCACCAGCATCTGCCGGCGCGAGCCGCCTCCGTACAGGATGCGTAGCACCGCCATCGCGAATGCCAGCACTGCCGCGTAAAGCGGCAGCGACTGCTCGCGCAGCCAGTCGAGCAGCGCTCCCCAGGTATCAGGTCTATCAGGCATCTTCATGTCTCAGAACCTCCCGGAACGGAGGCTTCAACAGGCGTATGAGAGGAAACGGCCTACACAACATTAATGTTGCATAGCAACATATTTGTTGTATCGTTGAGCCATCCGAATGACAGAGACGAGGTGATGAAACACAGCGAATTCAGGCGATGGTTACGGGCCCAGGGGGTCACCTTCGAAGCGGCGAAAGGAAGCCACTTCAAGATCACAGCCCCCAACGGCAAGACGACGATCTTCGCGGATCACGGCTCCAAGGAAATGAAAGAGCCGACCCGCAAGGCAATCATCAAGCAACTGGGGCTCACTGAGTGAGCCCCGCCACCGACACTGAAGGCTGAGTGATTCATCTTAAAGGAGCGCCCATGTACGACTACGCAATCCGGCTTGAGGCCGATGACACTCCAGGGCTGGCAGTCTTCTGCCGCGATCTTCCAGAGCTGAACAGCTACGGCGATGACGTTGCGCACGCGCTGGCCGAAGCCGTGGACGCTATCGAGTCAACCCTCTCCCTCTACGTAGACCAGCGCCGCGCTATTCCAGCAGCGAGCCCTGCTGAGGCTGGCGAGCATGTGGTGCGGTTACCCGCCGTCACCGTCGCAAAGATCTACCTCTGGAACGCCATGATGGAACAGGGACTGCGCAAGGCAGACCTGTGTCGCTTATTGAGCGTCGCCCCCATGCAAGTGGACCGCCTAGTGGACTTCCTCCACACCTCGAAGATGGAGGCCGTCGAAGCTGCACTGGCGAAGCTGGGCAAGCGGCTGGCGGTGAGTGTTGAAGCTAGAGAGTGGCCGCAAAGCGCATGACCAAGCCAGAAACGAAAAAGCCCCGGCGCAATGGCTGGGGCTTTTTGTGCGGGGCTAACCGCAAGATGCCTGGAATCTAAGGTTTGTCCCCGGTTCTGTCAAGATAAAACTGTGCACCAGGCAGTTAATATGTTGCAGCCAACTGAAAGGCATAATAAATTCAATTTATTATTGATTTAGGCTCTCCTTTAAGAGCCTTCAAAGCGCAATCAAGGAGGATGCGTATGAATGACAGTCACGCATCAGAAGCAAACACAGATAGCTCGATAAAAAATATAAATGAAAGACTAGACGCTGAGGCACGCATAAGAGAGTTGGCGCTGGTATCGCAAGAGCATCGTCTTCCTCATGCTGCCTACAACCTTGTCCGTTCATTTACGCATCCAGACATTAAAACCAGAGCAGAACTCAAACCCAAAGCAGCACAGGCATTTTTTTGGTGTCTAGTGTCCAGAACTGCTACTACGGGTGTCGGGGTAATTGCGATTCTTTCACTATGGCTCGCTTTTTACCAAACCCGAACAATCAGCGAGCAATCATCTTTGATGAAAGCTCAGATATTTTTAATGGAGCAGCAAAATCAAGCTGCTCTTCTTCCAAACAACTCCGAGATTCTAGCAAAAATCGAGTCGGAAATTCCTAGCCATACAAGCATGTGTAATAAAAGAACAGACACTCTCTGCTGGGATGCTGATGGTAAGTTCCGACCATCACTTGCAACATCTAGCAGAATTGCTGCCACAACACACATGCTTCCACCGCGCAGAATAGTTCTGGAATCACCACCACGCTGCAGCGAAGCAATTTTCTCCGAGGCAGTACACGCACTATCAGCGGAGATAAACTTCGAAAGAATCTATCGCACAAAACCAAGCAAAGAACAAAAAACCGCAAGACTAAAAAATTTAGCAAAAGCCATACTTGAATCAAATTCAAAAGATAAAAACAGCATCACCGAGAGCTTATTCGAATCAGTATCACGCGAATTATTCACATCTAAAACCACAACACTTGAACAGCGAATAAGTTGCAAATCCATGAGCCCCGAAAGAGGCCAACTTCTAGTCGGCCTAGCCGCCGCAGAAGTAAATTTGACCGACCTTACCGCTAAAGGTGCTACTTTCACCAATTCAGCTGTAGCTGGAATTATTAGCTCTGAAGCCCTTAGCAACTTAGATCTTTCAGACTCGGACCTAGCAGCAGCATCGTTCAAAGGCCCTCTACAGAATGTACGTCTGAGCTATTCAAATCTAGGAACCAACACACTAGATAGCAGCAAGATATCAGACGTTGATCTAGCAGGCGCCGAACTCGAACTAGATATTGCCTCAACACTATTCGGCTTAGGCTTCATGAGAAACAACAGCCCAGAAAACTTTATTAGCAAGCTAGGATTTACTCTCTATAATTCGCGTGATAGAAGCGATATCAACAGTTTCTTATGCAAGGCAATCGTAGGCAAAACAATACTAGAGCTAACGGGGAGCGCCGACCACAAAAATACTTTTGAAAAGGAGTATCTTCAGACAGGAATATTATCTGAAACCAGGAAAACAACAGAAGGCCGGTACAATTCAAAAGGAATTCTGGTACAGGGAGTCCTCAAAGACCAATTAACTATATTCACGGAGCCAAACACGCCTGAAGAGGCCGTCATCAGCTACTTCCCAATGAGTGATTGCAACTCACTTCTTGAGATGGACAAAGTAATTTTGACGCCCGGACCTTCTAAAAGCAAAATTCAGGATCCCACATAAAACTCAACTAAGGAATATCCTAGCAGCGCTATGAAAGCAGAACATGGAACCATCACATCATCACAGACAGCGCTGCATAGAAAACCAAAATCAAAAGTGCAACAGCAATCGCAAGATCCCCAGTTAGATCAGTCGCCGGTGGCGACCGATCCTTCCTAACCGCCCGCGCCTCCGCCCTTCGCCTATTCCGTGCCCGTGAAGCCATGCCCACTCCTCCGTGATGCAAAGCCTCACCCTAAGCACTTCAGTGCCCTCCTCCTAGGACACCCCCTCAGGCAACCCGCCTCACCTCCAACGCCCCATCAACCCACGCCACTCCGGCCTTCCAGAGCTGCCGCGTCTTCTCCTCTCCGAACCCCATCCGCTTGCCTACGATGCGGAAGGTCGCACCGGTCGTGTAATACCGAACGATCACCTCTGCGCACTCCTCGTAACGCTGCCCCAAACGGGCCACCAACCGGTCGATCAGCAACGCGTCGTCATCGGTAATCATCGCTGCAGCCTGGTAGCCCCGGATGCTCAGCCCTCGCACGCTGGCGCCCTGCCTCGCCCAAATGCCCCACTGTTCCAGCAGGCGCTCAGTGTCTTTCGTTGTTGCCATGGTCGGTCTCCAGTTGGTTTCTGATGCCCTTCCATGCGGCCGGTGAGGCTCCTGCTCGTCACTGATTCGGTGCCGCAGCGGCCTGCGGTACCCGATTCGCCTCCTCTACCGTGAAGAATCCGGAATAGCGCTGTAAGACTCGTGGTTGCTGGGCTCAAGCTGAGTTGCTGAAACGGCGCGTCTTGCACCTGTCGCACCGTGAATGGCATCGAAGCCACGCTCGTCTAGCCAGACGTGCCAGCGCTTCAACGCATCCAGCTTCAGGTCGTCGGCCGAGGTGTTGATGTAGGTTTCCGCAGAGAAGCCCATCGAGTGGTTCAGCAGCATTTCGCCGATGAGGTAATCCACGCCCAGGTCTGCCCAGCCAGTACGCGCCAGCTTACGCAGGTCGTGGCTGGTCCACGCGCCACAGCCCAGGGTGGTGAACACTTCACTCGCCTGACGAGCGCTGAAGGGCAAGCCATCACGGTCCACCAGCAGGTGGCCATCGCCTTTGCGGCCTGTACGTTCGAAGTAGCGCTCCAGCAACGCCACCGCCTGGTCGGTCAACGGCAGCACATGCTCGGTACCGGTCTTGGTGTTCTCTGCCGGCAGCAACCAGAGCCGTTCCCGCAGGCTGACGTGGCGCCTGTGCGCCAACCGCGTCTCGCCGATACGGCTTCCATGCGCAAGCATCATCAGCGCCAGCATCGCTTCCCCGGGCTCGCGCTCGAAGTGCTCTCCCAGCAGCTTGAGCAGTGACTCAACGCTCATGCTGTGCAGCCGTGCCGGTCGGGGCTTGCTGCGGGCCTTCACGAAGCGCCGGAAGCGCATGTCCGCCAACGGGTTGGTCTCGATCATCCCCAGCTCACGGGCCTGCTCCAACGCCATCACCAGCACCCGGAAGATATGCCGCAAGTGCCCAACCGAGTAACGCTGCTGCAGCGGCCACATGAGCAAGGCATCCACCTGCTCCACATCGACCTCAGAAAGCAACAGATCGCCCAACCTGGGGATCAGGTGCAGCTTCAAGATCGACAGCACAGAGTCACGTCGCCTCGCTGACAACCCTCGGTTGGTTTCGACGCGCCCCTGGTACCAGGTCAGCAGCTCACCCAGCGTGTGCCAATGCCCCTTGCCAATCACCGCATCCGGGTCGGCAGCCAAACGAACACGAGTAGCCCCGATTACCTCCAACGCCACACGGGTGCTCAGCTCTGGATAGCCACCGACGCGACGCCACCGCCGGCGGTGAATCAGAAACCAGCTGCCGGCCTGCCGATTACCGGTGAAGCGGAAGCGCACTCCCGGGTGCCGAGGATCACGCAACTCCACCGCTCGCCCCTCGGCCTGTCGTCGCAACTCAGCGTCGCTGAAGGTCACAACCTGAGTCCTCACGGCTGCACCTCCTGCGAGACTTTGTGCGCCCCGATCAACCTCGGAATGTCATCAGCCAAACCGGTGTACGCGAACGGCACAGCCCCTCCAGGCGCAGACACCGTGTAGCGTTTCTCCGGCAATCGGCACAGCGCCACGGTGTAGCCACATGGGGTCTCCCAGCAGTTGGCAATCGGTTGTCGGTTTCGATCGCGCTTCGTGCGCCACTTAAGCTCCTGGGCCTTGTCAGCCATGGTGCTCCCCTTTCGCCTCAGCAAGAGTCGCTTCGAAGCGCTCCCGCTAGGCACGGTCATAGCGTTTGAGTTAGTCACGGCGCGATCTTGGTTTACGCCGTCTTCCAGCAGTCAGTCCGTTGCGAATGGCCTGAAGTCGCTCGCGCACATCCGGGGAAGCCGGGGCACGCTGCCCGGTGATCAACCCCGCAATTGCATGGCCATCCTGGGTAACGTGCTTGCCACGCAGATCCGCCAGCAGTGCCTCTCCCTCTGGTGCTGGCAGTCGTCGCAGCAGCACCGCGCTCTCCACGGCAGCGGCTCTACGCTCCGCGTCAAAGCCGATGGATAGGGTCCACTTCACGGGCCGTCGGCTCTGCCTTGCCGCTTCCAGCAACCGATCGTAAGCACTCAGAAACGCCATGCGTGCCCCAATCCGGTCGCGTACCACTAGGCTTGGCTTGGCCACCTGCAGAGCCGCAAGCACCTCCTCGGTCAACATCACGGACTCGAACTCATCAGCGGCCATCAACGCGATGGACCACGCCTCATCACGCCCTGGCCGACCATCGGCGATCAGCACCCGCTGCAGAATTGCGGCAAGGGTCAACCGGCCGGCCACCTCCCGCCGGCAAGCCTGCAACGCTGCCGCAATCACCGGCTCGTCGTAGCCCCTCAGGTCCTCGATCATCATCAACGCGGCGCTCTCGGTCAGCTGGTGCCCCATCGCTTCCGCTGTTGCGAACAGCGCCACCAGCAGCCCCTCCTCCTGCTCAGCCGTCAGCATCGCTGCCCCTCCTCGCCCTCAGCGTCTCCAGGGCTCGCTCGGCAGCGCTCACGTTCGCCTGCCGGCTCTCCAGCTCCTGGGCGGTCCGGTTGGTCATCTGCGTGTTGGTTGCCCACTGCGTGTGGTATGCCTCGGCCCGGCTCAACAGGTCACCAATGCCGTGGCAGCCGTTGATCAGCCTCGCGTCGTTGATGCTCAGGAAGTACGCCGCCACGTGGTGGGCCACATCGCTGCCCAGGCGGTCGATCAACTGGCCCACCTGCCCAGCCACTCTGGCGTTCCAGATCGGCCATGCCTTGTAGCGCTTGCGATAGGCCATCGCGTAGTTCGCCCAGGCTCGGTAGGTCTTGCAGGCGGGGTCCTTGGGGCCCGGCATGTCATCCGGGATCTTGCAGCGCGGCTCAACCATCGGAGCACTTGTAGCAGGGGTCGCTGCACCGCCTTTGGCCGGCTCTGCCGGACGGGGGTCGGTAATACTCTCTGCTGTAATCTCTTCTGTAGTCTCTGTTGTAGTCTTACTAAGGAATGCTGGTTTCCCGCAGCCATGCGTGCTGGTTTCCCTCACGCTTGCCTGTGGGTTATCCGCAGCCTTGTCTGCTGGTTTTCCGCATACTGGTTTGCGGGGTTTCCGCTTCCTTGTTTGCGGCGTTTCCAAGCCCAAGGCCGCAGCAATCGCCTGGATGTTCACGCGGTAAAACAGCCGACACGGAACGCCCTTTTTCTGCTCCTCCAGCACACCCGCGCGCACCAGTTTCTTTCGTGCCCCCTCCTGCTCGAAACGGGTCATACCCGTCTCTTCCTGCCATTCCTCCATGGTCTTGAAAAACCAGCCATCCGTGCCGTCGGTTCGCCTGGACCAGTACACCGCCTGGGACAGCATCAGCGCCCCCGTGATGCCCGCTCCGAACGAAACGAACGCCCGCTGAAACGCAATCGGGCGATCCAGCAGATCGCTAAGAATCATGTCCCCCGCCTCGTGGTGACACATCCCTGTGGGCTCTTTGTTCTGCCAGTACCCGCTGAGCAGCAACACGCAGCTCACAAGCCCGGCCCTCCATCGCCAACAGACTGTCGACCATTGCCGGCAAGTGCTCCAGATCGGCTTCGTCCACCACGCCGTCTGCCAACACCACTGCGCATGCCTCAACGGCACCGCCCATGCGCGACACCAGTTCACCGAAAGCCGTCATAGGGCAGTCACCGCTCACGTCATCCCGCACGGCGAGCAACCCGTAACGGTTACTCAACTCGTTCAGGCAACGCTCCCGGTACTCAGGCTCCAGCGCCGCCACCCACGCCTCCTCCAGCCAACAAGGGAATTCGATTTCCGCAGTGATCCAGCGACGTACCCGCTTCCACCAGGTCGCGGTCTGTTTCAGGTACTCCTTGCCGTCGTTACCGGCGATGGCATCCAGGTTGGGCACCTTCTTCAGCACCGCCCTGCTGCCCATCTGCTGGTGGATCACCTGGTTCAAACGCGTTGCGAAAGTGGTCTCGGGAATCGCGCGGGTCACCATCTGCTGCGCATGGTCGAGCAGTACCTGTTCTCGGCTGCAAAGCCGTCTGCGGGAAGACGCTGTCATATCCGCCTCCAGTTCATAGCTTGTTGGTGGCCGCTCATGGCGACGGCCTGCGAAGAGACGGGGACGGGAACGGCTTTACCTCTTCCGCCGAGTAAGTGCCGTCGTCGTTGAGCCACACGTGGATTTGACGTTCAAGCCTCAAGGCCTTGCTAAGCGCACCTTGGGTCAATCCAAGGAGGAAGGCCGCATTGCGCTGCCCTTTTTCCTTGGCAAATTCCTTTATGGGGATCGGTTTCATATCGCTCTCCAGTCGCTAGGGCGGCCCGGAGTATTGCCCTTGGAAATTATAAAAAACAATCGCTTGGAAACTTGCTGGCGATTGCCTGCGGAAATAAACTGCTGCAATGATTGGAAAACGTCAGCTCGAAGACTGGGAAAAGGCTGAGTGCGCTGCACTAAAAGCTGAAATCGCGGCCTTCAACGCCACAAAACCACGTGCGCAACGCATCACACAGGAAGCTGTGGGAGCAGCACTGGGCATGTATCAGGGCTCGGTCAGCAACTTTCTGAACGGCAGAACCCTTCTGAATATGGAGTTCGCGATTGGTATCTCCCAGCTCATAGGAGTACCTGTAGAGCGCTTCAGCCCTCGCCTTGCGAATCAAATTGCTCGAATGTCGGCAATAGCGGAAAGCGTCGGAGAAGGCCTGAACTCGCTACCGGTGAGAGAGGTTGGCAAGTACCCGCTTCTCAGCTGGGACTCCGCTGTGAAACGAATTGATACACCTAACTACATGTCGCCGGATGATGGAAAAGAGTGGTATGAGAGCCTCGAAAACCCTGGCAGCAACGGATATTGGCTTTCCAGCAAAGGCAAATCCATGGTCTCGGACACTTCACCCTCATTCCCTGACGGCTCACCGATCCTGGTTCAACCAGACGGCTTCGATCTGGTGGACGGCAAGTACTACATAGCCTATGCACCTGGCGTAGAAGCCACCTTCAAGCAGTACATAGTCGAAGCCGGGGTTAGGTATCTTGCTTCTCTAAACCCCAGCTTCAGGCCCATTGAGATGGGGAGCGACTGGAAGATCATTGGTCGCGTGATAGACGTTAAACCCACCTGCCTCTGAGCTCACGCCAAACGCTTCAGCTCACGAGCCACCAGGCTCCGGTACTCCTGAGGTTTCAGCTTCTCCAGCTCTCTATCCGCCCAAGCATTCCAGTTACTTTTGAGACCATCCCTCTCCAGGTGCATACGACGCGCTTCGTCTTTCGCACGGCCGAGATTCTCCTGCCAGAAATTGAACAGCCGCAGCTTCTCTTCCTCATGTGCATTGCGCTCATAGGGATGTAGATCAGCAAGATTCTGTACAAACATGTTCATCACCTCTGATTAGGGCTTATCAGGTCCAATTAGCTTCAGCTTCTTGCCAGGCAAGAGTCACTGCGCCGTCTTCATCCTGCTTAACAACCAGCCCATCGGAATCGCGCAGATCCTCAATCAAGCGCAACCAGTCCTCCATCCCCTCCCCCTCCTCCAGCCGGATCTTCACGCAGCGGGCCAGCTGGGCAGGAGGGGACATGACCAACCTCTGCACTCGCTGAGCAAGCAATTCGAAGGTGGAGCGCTTTGGAACCTGTGCTTTGGCCATGAGGAATCTCCGAATACTGTTTTTTTATACAGTACATCTGACAGACATTGCCTCGCAAGTCGGCGGAAGTATCTGTTTACGCATAGTTACGGCTTTTTGAATTGAATTAAATAATGTCCTGCGGAACTATCAATGCGAACAACGCACACCAACCAATCCGGAGGCTCGCCGGATACCACGGACAGGGGGAAGCCTGTTCCAGGCCCCGAATAGGGATCGACCTGCCCGAGAGGGAACAGCACAGCGCCCAACCGCCGGTGGCGCCAATAACAGCGGGCTGATGAATCGACTTCAGGCTTCCCAAAAGCCTTCCCCCCTTCCCCGCTCACACCGGGGCTTTTTGCGGGCGTAGCTCAGCGGTAGAGCTTCTGCCTTCCAAGCAGGAAGACGCGGGTTCAACTCCCGCCGCCCGCTCCACATTCATGAGGAATGGCGCATGTCTGCGAAATCCTTCAAACAGATGATCAAGGACGGTGAGCTGAGGCGCGCAGACGCCATGAAAGCCCGCCTGGAAGACCTCTACGAAGAGCCCGGCTTCAACCTCCGAAGCGAGGGTGAAGACCTGGACCAGAGCGTTGCCGAACTGGCCGAGTACATCTACCAGGGTGGCCAGCTCCCGCCGCTCGAAGTCCGGCCACGGGCCGAAGGCGGCCTATGGGTTGTCGATGGCCACCGTCGTCGTCGCGCCTACCTGAAACTCGACGCAGAAGGCCGCCTCCCCCGCGATCCGAAGGACAACGAAGCCTGGATCGCTATCACGGCATTCACCGGCAACGACGCCGAACGGGTGCTGCGAGTAATCACCAGCCAAGAAGGCCGCAAGCTCTCACCGCTCGAACTGGCGGAGGGCTACAAGCGCTTGGCAGCGTTCGGATGGAGCCCGGAACAGATCGCCCAGAAAATGGGCAGAACGCGGCAACACGTTGACCAGGTACTCGTCCTGGGCAATGCCAACTCAGACGTACAACAGATGGTCGCCTCGGGCGAGGTAGCCGCCAGCACAGCCACCACCCTCGTGCGTAGGCACGGCGAAGCGGCCGGTAAGGTACTGAAAGAGAAGCTGGACCAGATCAAGGCTGCCGGCGGCAACAAGGTAACCCCCAAGGCCATCGCCAAACCCGACATTCCGCGGGCCTTGCGCAGGGACCTGTACTCGGTTTGCAAATCAATTGCAGACAGCTTCCCCGAGCAAGTGCAGGCCGCCATAGCCGATGGCGCTGAGTACATCACCATCACGCTCAAGGCCGAACAGATAGATCGCTTCACCGAACTGGTACGCCAAACGGACGAAGCGTTGCAGTAAACCGCCACAGGCAAATGAGTGGCGTCCGAAAAGGGCCTCGGCCCTTGGGAGGGCTCGGGTTCTGGCTGAGTGCCGAGCCCCTCCCACCTCACTTCAACGAAAGGAAATCGACATGCTGATTCTTACCCGCCGCCTCGGCGAATCCATCCTCATCGGCGACGACATCACAGTCACCGTGATGAGCATCCAAGGCAACCAAGTGAAGCTGGCAATCAATGCGCCAAGGGATGTAGCGGTGCATCGTGAAGAAGTGGCGGAGCGTATTCGCCGAGCGGAGCAGCAAGAGAACTCCCTGATTAATTCAGCAAGGTAGCTTCATTAACTGGCCGCCCGACCAAGGCGGCCAGTTTACAGTTCCACATTGCAATATCGATGAGTCAATAGGGTTAAACGTCTCTTCGAATACAACAAAGCCCACTAGAAAACAACTAATATGGTAATACGAATAAAGCCTTTACCTCATTACACGTAATACTCACCACCACAGCACATTTCACCCCTTAATAGCCTGATTACTCTCAAAGATCCTTCTTTAGCTAGCAGGTGGAGGAACGCCATCTGGGCTTAAAATAGTTACATCCGGCCTGAACTTCCTTATTTCTCGCTCTACCAAACTGAGTGGAAGCCCATTTTTTTGGCTGAACTCGGTAATTACTTCTAGCGGCGCACCCGAAGTCACCAAATTTCTTAGCTGCGCACCCACCCTAGAAGATGCTGGTGTAAAGAAGAATCCATCATTAGTTTGGTTTTCAAGCCTACCAACACGCGTGGTCAAAGCCCTTGTATTAGAGAGAATCTCTTCCAGAATGCTGGTATCTGAGCGTGGTTCTACAGGACCTTGATTGGGAGACTGATCCAGTGCTTCTTGGAATTTCCCCCTGAATTGAGGCCAATAAGTATCAAACACCTGACTAAGTATACGCTCATCCAGCGCAGCTAAATCCAAAGTAGAGTTCAAAGACCGCACCAATTCCCACATTGACTCCTTTTCCGGAAGGGTATGATTAAACTGCGCCAACGGATCTTCAATATCCGAGGGCATCAGATCAATCAGGAATGTACATACTCTACTTGTACTTAACCCCTTAGCAAGCGCACCTGCCTCAAACAGAATCCAAGGCTTCAGCTTATTTTCCTGAGTCAGACAAACTATACCCACAGCGGTGTCGCGCAGTTGGTCCGAAATTTCTGTAAACCAAATTGAGCCACGATCTATATCTCTTGTAGATATCCATGGCCTTGATGCCTGCAATACGCACTTGATCCAGTCGCTCATCAACTCTGCTACAAGCCTGCTGCGGCGGCCCGACCAACTAATGAAAACCTTCATCAACACCTCCTGTGGCTAGCGTTCCTCAACTCTGTCGAACCTACTCCACCCAATTCCAAAACGCCACTACGGAGCAACCCACTTACGTAGATAGGTCACCGATGGCAATTACCTATGGAACAGTCTGCAGCGGTATCGAGGCAGCATCAGTCGCATGGAATGAACTCGAAATGCAGCCAGTCTGGTTCGCTGAAATTGATCCATTCCCTTGTGCCGTTCTGGCATACCACTGGCCGACAGTCCCTAACCACGGCGACATGACCAGGCTCGCCCGACAAGTACTTACCAACATCATCTCCGCCCCCGACGCCCTTGTGGGCGGCACTCCATGCCAGACCTACAGCATCGCCGGAGAGCGAGACGGCCTGGACGACCCTCGCGGCCTCCTGGCCATCACATATGTGGAGCTTGCAGATGCAGTTGACCATGTTCGAATCCTGCGCGGCGACCCCGAGTGCGTCTTCGTCTGGGAGAACGTCCCAGGCGTCCTCTCGGACAAGACGAACGCGTTTGGCCACATCCTCGGCACCCTGGTGGGCGAACCCGAACCGCTTCAGCCGGCAGGGGGACGCTGGACGGACGCTGGTTGTGTGTATGGACCCAAGCGAACAGCCGCATGGCGGGTTCTGGATGCCCAATATTTCGGCCTGGCCCAACGACGCCGCCGTGTGTTCGTTGTCGCAAGTGCTCGAAAAGGGTTCGATCCCATTGCGGTACTTTTTGAGCAGGAAAGCCTGCGCCGGGATTCTCCGCCGAGCCGCAACCAGGAAGAAAACCTTGCCGGCACCCTTGCTGGCGGCGCTCGAAGCCAAGGCGGATACAGCTCCGACGACATCCCCCTTACCGTAGGCGCCCTCACCGCGGGCTGCGGCCCAAACGGCCATGGTGGTAGCGGGCTGGCTACAGACAAGGGTGCCGATGCTGGCCACATCCTCGCCTTCGGCGGCAACAACCAGGCAGGCCCGATCAACGTCGCAACAGCCTGCAACGCCGGTTCTGCTGGCAGGCTCGATTTCGAGAGCGAAACATTTGTCGTGCACGGCAGCCAAGACCCGAGCACCGCTTACGACAGCGCCCACTCCCTGGGTAGAAATGGCGGCCGGGAAAATGCCGTGCTTGCGGTCCACCAGAACCAGCGCGCCGAGGTAAAGCTCAGCCCCGTATCAGGTGCACTGCAGAGCGGAGGCGGAACGGTTGGCCAGGGCTACGCCGCGGCCATGGTTGCCAATGAAGTTCGTCGCCTCACTCCTCGTGAGTGCGAGCGTCTCCAAGGCTTCCCAGATGACTACACATTGATCCCCTGGCGCGGTCGGCCCGCAGAAGAATGCCCCGATGGCCCTCGCTACAAAGCCCTGGGCAACAGCAAGGCCGTGCCGGTGGTGAGATGGATCGGGCAACGAATCCTGCAGCAGCTCAACCCAACCAAGCCCTGACCCTGTAATTCCATAACTACAGCTCTGCGTCACGTACGCGGGAGGATCTAGCCATGACTACAGATATTGAAAACCTGCATTGCCCAGTCTGCGACTGGCTCGAAGACCTTGAAGGGGATGACTGGGTTGAAGCGTGCCAACTAATTGCTACTTGGAGGAAGGAGAAAGACGAGAGGGAAGCGAAGGAAACACAGGTGGTTCATGTGCGCAGCGATGATCTACGTGCCGTTTACCGCGCAGTAATCGATGCAGATGAGGAAGGTCTAGCCGGTCACGCTGAGCCAATGATCAGGATTGCAGCCGCTTTACCTCAACCCTGAAGTTGCTCACAAGCCGAGGTAAGCATAGACATGACCAGCCTTCACCTTCTCCCGCTGGCAATTGTCACCAAGGATCAGGACGGCCTGTTTCTTGAGGTGATCGACGCAAGCGAGCTCGACACAGATGGACTGCTGCCGGAGGGCGCCGAACTCTGTCTTCTGAGCGTTGCCCTGGATCTGCAGGATGAACTATCCGCTCTGGCCACGGAGAACCGCGAGCTGAGGGAGCGAAACGAGCTTCTAGCCCAAAAGAAACTGCATCCCAAGCGCATACGTGACTTCAGCGTAGAGCGCCGCAATGCCCACGGCATCCTCAGCCGATGGCGGCAGGCCTACTGCGGCAACAACCACTGACTCCCAACTAACAATCACCACCTGCCGACAATGCCGGAAGGGAGGGTTTCTATGTCCGCTCTACAGCGGCCCATCGAGTACGAAGACAAGGTGCCCGAACAAGTCATGGCGACTCTGCTCGGGCTTTCATACAGAGCCCTGGAAACAAGAAGGAGCAAAGGCCAGATCCCGCTTGGCGTCTGGAACAAGGTCAATGGCCGCATCATCTATAGCAGACGGAGATATGACGAATGGCTCGACAGCCAATGGGTCTGCCCCGAGGGGTGGAAATCATCGGACAGTCAGTCCGCATCCGCTTCATGTGGGACGGCCAAAGGCGATGCGAGACGCTCGCGTATCCCGCCACGGCGAAAGGGATCAAGAGTGCATCCGGTCTTCGAGATCAAGTAGTTCAGGCGATCAAGTACGGCATCATGGACGATGCCAAATACGCGGAATTCTTTCCCAACTCAGCCATTGCAGAGGAAGTGCGAGGCGTCATCCCGCTCTTCGGCGAGTATGCACAACTGTGGCTGGACAGCCGCGAGATCGTCCTAGGCACCCGCGACAACTACAAGAGCACACTCAATCTCTACTGGATGCCCCACCTGGCGTTCGTGCGAATCAACCTGATCACCGTAACGATGCTCCGCAGGATTGTGACTGCAACCGAATGGTCGTCAGCCAGCGTGAAGCGAAATGCTTTGATCAAGCTATCAAGCATCATGGAAGGCGCTATCAAAGACGGCCTGATCTCCAAGAACCCTGTTGCCTCGATTGAGATGCCTCGCCGCTCCAAGAAGATTGTCGATCCCTTCTCTCGCGAAGAGGCAGAGCAGATCATCGCCTACCTCTACGCCAGCCTTGGCAAGTACTCACGCATCTATGCAGCGCTCTATGAGTTCTTGTTCTTCACCGGCATGCGTCCTGGCGAAGCTTTCGCATTGCGATGGGACGAAGTTGATGAGGAAGCCCGGCGCGCTCACGTGTGCCGCATTGTCGTCGACCGAGGCATTGAGGAGCGGGTAAAGACCAAAAACGAGCGAGACGTACTGCTGAATGAGCGTGCCCTGCACGCCCTCAAGGAGGCCAAGCGCATCGCCAAAATTAAGCAAATGGCGTCAGTCTCGGAGTTCGCCAATAGCCCATTCGTCTTCCCACCTAGCAAGGGCGGGCTGTGGATCAAGGAGCCAAGTGTTACTATTAAGCACTTTTACGCAGCCCTCGATGCCCTTGGCATCCGCCGGCGTCGGCAGTACGACGCCCGACATACCTACGCAACCATGTGCCTGATGGCTGGAATGAACCCTGCGTTCATCGCCGGACAACTGGGTCATAGCGTCCAGATGTTGCTCACCACCTATGCCAAATGGATCAGCTCAGCTTCCGATTGGAACGAGCTGAACAAGCTCCCTGCCAGAATCAAAAATGGTATGGAATTGGTACAGGATGAGGATGAAGGCGATTAA